TAACTGTTCAGGAAAGTCTTGAACAAGATGAAATTTAATTTCGTTCATGTATGATTAGTTTTTGTTAAAAAATGAAGTAGGAATATCTTCCTTAGACTTTACTGTACCACAGTCACATACATCACAGCCGCAATCACATTGATCCCAAGCACAGTGACAAGGGTGACCGCATTTTTTACAGTTGATATAACCCTTAGAGTTTTCTATAGGACCAATTCCAGCTGTCATCATATGACTCCTAGTGCATAAGCTATGCTCATCTCAATTACTAAAATAGCAGACAAGCCTAAAACTGTTAGGCTTAAAGCTATAGGTAGAAAAAATATATCTCTTAAAGATCTTTTCCTTGAGCAACAACTCATCTACGCTTTAATCCTCTTGTGAATTTTTGAGATTTTGGTGGTAATTTCTTTGACCCCTTTGGCCCAGCCCAAAGTTCCTTGTCTGCCCAGTACGCAGCGGACATTTTGCCTTTGGCGATGTTTTTAGCATGTCTCGCTTTAAAGCTCTTACGTGCTTCAGGGCTGTAATTGTGCCCCATAGAACTGTCTCCGTAATGGATAAGTTTAATTCTATCGCCTTCTTTAGCGAGGACCATGCCTTTCTTTTCAGGACGGTCTGATTTACGTGGTTTGTTGAATCCTGCAAATGTTTTTCCCCTGTACTTAATTTTTCCACTAGGGAGTCTTTTTACTCCTGGATATTTGCTCATTGTATTTATCCTTTATTTCGCAAACTATTTGCCATTGACGATGGGTTAGTTGCGGATATTTTTTCTGTGCATTTATACATCCTAATATAAAGGTTTTTTCACCATCAGTCAAAGTCTGTTTTTCAAAAAATTCTAGCAGTGGTTTTTTAATTCTTCTTGTCATTGTTACTAAAGTCATAAATAAAAGGATCTTTTTCTAATAATTCACGTTTCTTTTTTTGAAATTCTCTTTCAAATTTCCATTCTTCATATTTATCAATTATCCATTGAAGCATACGGGTTATCTCCTATTGGTGTTGTGCATAAAGTAATTCTATAGTCATCACTTAAATTCATAATTTGGTGTTTAATACCTGTTCTGATAATGTAACTATAACCAGTCTTATATGTATATTTTTTATCTTTCTCAAATTCAATAAAACTTTTATCAGTTTGAATAGAGGTAATATAAGAATTGGACAAAGCATTGTCAGATCTATCAGTATGCCACGGAATGCTGCTTTTGGGAGCTAAGATAGACAGATATAAAGTTTTAACTTCCTTAATAGCAGTATGTTTTTTTACTAAGGTAACCCAATCATTGATAGCAGGAAAATGTTTCATCATAGGAGAATTCTTACAGTCGTGAATTAAGTCAAAAGATTTCCAAGAATGAGTCGCATATCTTTCAAGAAAAAATTGATTACCCATTTTATAAAAAAGCATAATCCTGTTAATGTCAACTCCTTCTAATTTAGGAATTGGAATTTGTTTGCAACTTATCAAACATCTGTCTCCTATTCTTTAAAAGAGGTAAAAAAGGCACGGCAGACTTTTCAAAAACTATAGGATCATCTCCGTCAATAGTCATTATGATTGCAACATCCTGAATGCCTGTGCCATACATTTCATTATGCGCGACAGCGTAAGCGCACCCTTGGATATAATAGTCTGTAATTTGTTTTTGATTCTTTTTCTTCTTTGACGTTTTAAAGTCAATGATAGTAGGTTTCCCTTTCCAGATACCAACCATATCCGTTCTTCCTGCATATCGGTATTTATTAGACCATAAAACCTGTTCTTGGCCCCATACTTCTTCAACTCCTCGTTCAGTAGCACGAATTAAATCACGACTCATTTGACGAACATCTAGTCTTTCTTGACGAAGATCATCCCATACATCTTCACCGTTAAAATGTCGTTCAGCGTATTCATGTACAAGAGTTCCACGATCTGTTGCTTCTTTTGAAACTCTAGCAGCTTCTTCTTCTCCTACTTTATCAATCCAACGTTGTAACCAAGTATTATCAGCCGTTTTACCTAAAATAGTTGTAATAGAAGGATATGCCCCATCAGGAGTAAAGTACGTTCTGCCTGTTTTTAAGGTTTCTGTTTCAACTTCAGTAATGTAGTCGAATTTCATCTAAATCTTCTTTCTTATTTACCATTGGTTTACCTTTGGCATTCAAACTGGTATTAATTAATATAGGATAACCATACTGACGAGTTATCTCAAGAACTTTATATAAATACGGTTGAGATCCATCAATATACTGAAGTCTTGCTGTATTATCATGAGTTTTAAAATTAGACTCTTCTTTTATATCAGCAGTAAAAAGCATATTTGTACAAGGTCGAATAACATCAAAATAGTTATCTGCTTCTTTGTCTTGTACTATAGGAGCATAAGGTCTCCAAGTATCGTCTACTCTACCTTTTATCTGATTTAATCTATCTATAGTAGAATTTATTGGAGCACATAGCAAGGTACGATTACCAAGTGCACGAGGCCCGAATTCAGCTCGTCCATTAATAATCGGAATTACTTCACCATTGATAATTCTATGTGCTGCTTCTTCAGGAGTAACAGACGAGTATTCTTCATACCCAATAAAAGGTCCTTGCCAAAGGGGTCGTTCAATTAAAGCAGCCGCTCCAAGTGCTGCACCAGCGTCACCGGCAGCTGGTTGAATAGAGATATTGTTCCATGCAGAATACTTTGCAAGATAAGTATTAGTAACACAATTTAGCGCACAACCTCCTGCATAAGCAAGATTAGTATTTCCTGTTTCTTGTTGTAGCCAATCAGCTAAGTTTAACACTATTTCAGAGAATACCTGCTGAACAGAAGATGCTACGTCCCAATCAAGAGTACCGAACCCAACTCCACGCTCTAAATTATGAAGAAGATTATAATTACCTTTTTCAAAGTGTACAATTTTATCTTTTATGAGATCAGCCCACTTAGGAACTCCGTACCCAGCAGCTGCCATAACTTGAGACTCGCCACTAAGAGGCTCAAATCCAAGTAAACGAGTAGCACTACTATAGAAAAGACCAAGAGAGTTCGGATAACGAAACCGCTTAAGCCATTCAATCCTACCATTTTCATATACTCCTAGTGATGTAGAAAATTTACCGCCTACGGTATCTATAACCATCACTGCACACTCAGTCCAATCAGTCATCAAAATAGAACTCATAGCATGAGCTTCATGGTGATCTACTAACACTGGTTGTGCTTTAGTAATATATCTTATATCAGATTTGAATTGCGAGTAAGTAGATTCTTCATAAAATGCAGCAAACTCCCAATCTTCATATGTATCTCTAAGCCATTCCACAGTATTTTTTGGAAAGGACTTGTCATATTTTTTGCGGGAAAAGCGTTCTTCATGTGCTGCGCCTTGAATATATCCATCTTTTAAAGATGCTGCTGCACTATCGTGATGGTAGGAGCTTACGCCTAGTATCTTCATCAAAGTACCTATTAAAAATACGGGTTAAATCTTTTTTAGTCTTACCTAAATAATCAGGTGTGTTTACAAAATCTACAAATGCCCAACGACGATTATCAACAACAGGCTGAATACGATGAACCATAAAGCATGGAAACAACACCGTTTTACCAGGTTCGGGGAATATCCTGACGAGTATCTCTTCGGGTTCCGGAGCAGAGAAGTCAGTCTGCTCGACTCTATTACCTTTCGGGTTCCATGATCCAATCTCAAAAGGCTTACCTCCTGTTAAATAAATCATATGAGTCCAGTAACGTCCTGGACGAGAAGTAGTTAGTCTACGTTCTGCAAAATCTAAATTATCAAAGTGCCACTCATATCCTTCGCCTGGTTTTAGTAAGATAGCTACTTTACCTGCTACATCACAACGCCATTGATGCCCATGAAGAATGTAGTTTTTTTCGCAATGTTCTACAATTTTATGTGCTTTTTTAGCTATCGAGTTAGAAAATCCGATCTCAATTGCGTCTCGCCAGCGAGGGTCAATGTAATCCCCCATCTATCGTATACCTCCGATGCTAGTAGTGGGGCTAACTTAGTATGCCCGCGTTGATTCATGTGACCTGCATAACCAAGATTACCGTCTCGTTTAGCAAAATCTCTAAGATAAAAATCCCAAATACAAGGATGTCCTGTAAACCATGGGTGTTCTAAAGTATTAGGTCGATAAATAGGAATCATCAGCATATTATCAACATTACAGTCTGCCAGTACCGCTTTAATAGCAAGTGCTGCATTTCTTTGATACCAAGGCATTTTAGTTAGTTTTTTAAACCATAAGTCTCTTACAAGGTCTCCATATTGATCTAAATGTCCCCACGGATAAGGAAGTAGATATTTACCTGTCCCTTCTGGATCAGCTCTATGATGATGCCCAATTAACCATATAACTTTAAATCTACTTGTCAAATCCTCATCAATGATGTATTCTGCTTGTGCATCTAGTGTAATTCCAGGAATTTCCCAACGTCTTTTAAGGCCAAGAATATCAAAAACTGGAACAGGTGCTTCATCACAAGAGGCAGACCATGAATTACCTACTACAAAGATTTCATCACTCATGTTTATAATATCCTGTGGAGACAGTTATACTGAAGGCGAAGGTTTAGATGATAAACAACAAGCTTATCCATATTTAGTTAGTCATACGCTAAATAGCAAGTTAGAAAACTTAGCTCAAAGCGGTGCTTCTGAATATCTTATTACAGCACAAGTCGAGCAAGCAGTCAAGAAAAAACCTGATTTGATTATTATAGGACATACAAGCGAGTATCGTTGGCAAGTATGGGATGTAAAAGCTAATCACTGGCAAGGTTTTCTTGTAGCTAATCATGTGTTAAAAAATGAAAAGTATTATAGAAACTGGATTTTCTCAGAACAAATACTCAACAATCAAAGAAAAAACGATCAAAGACATAAAGCAGCTTGGCACGCTGCAGGAATGTTATATTTTTCTGATGAAGAACTTACGCAAAGATTATGGAGCGGTGCAGTAGCTAAACAAGTTATTTTGTGTCAACGAGCTAACATACCAGTTATACATCACTGCTGTTTTCCACATTTACAACCGTTGTTAGCAGAGCTAACTGATGATTATGTAGATTTTCATTTAGATCTTGAAAAACATAAAGACCCTGCACCAGATCGCTCTCATGCAGGGTTTAAAAGTCATGCAAAACTAGCTGAATTAATTAAGAACAAGCATCAACAAATTCTTTAATTTCTTCCCACTTATCTTCTTCTTCGGAAAGATTCTGTTTACGAACAATTGTTGCTACTTTAGTAATTGTTGCTACAGGAATTCCATACTCTTCTTTAATATCTTTTTTTAGTGAAGCCATTTGCTCACGAATAGCCTCTCCTTGAATCATCAAGTCTACGATACGTGATATTTCAGCTTTAATTTCTGATTTAAGTGCTGCTTCCATTAGTTCCCTCTATTATTTTAAATGTTGATCTGACTTTGGTTGGAATTTTACGAATTAGTTTTCGTGATTGAAGTTCGTCTAACACTTGAGCAAATAATTCATAAGACATATCAGCCGTATTCTTAATATCATCA